ATCACATTTTTGAACAGCAAAATTAGAAAATCTTTGACCTAAAATTCCTATATTTCCATAGAAAAGCGGATTATTATTAATTATTATATCTTTTCCTAACCAAGATGAAACAACAGGTATTCTGATTTTTTCTAATATCTTATTAAAAACGTTTTCTGTTTTTGATAAACCTATTCCGTTTCCTATCAAAATTAAGGGCCTTTTAGATTGTTTTATTTTACTAATTAAATAAGCAAAATCTATATTAGGACGTGGTGTAATGCTTGTTGCTTTAACTACAGGCGGTATATTCGTGTTTTCTATAAACGCGTTTTGAATATCTAATGGAAATTCAACCCATACTGGACCGCCTCTTTTTAAAATACATTTGTAAAATGCCTCATTCAATGAATCGACGACATCCTCTTTTTTATTTACAGTAACACAATAATTGGTAAAAGTTTGTATAATAGGCATTATATTTAATTCTTGTACCCCCAATTGTCTTAAAGGCAAATTTTGACTACCCACGCTTTGATTTAACGGCACATTTCCAGATATAACAAATATCGGAACACTATCTTGAAAAGCTCCTATTACTCCAGTAAATGTATTAGACGCGCCCGGACCATTTGTAATCAATAAACACGATGGTTTTCCGGAAATCCTATAATAAGCATCAGCCGCCATAGCGCATGCTTGTTCTGTGCATAAGCAATAATAATTTATTTTATATAAACTTATTGAATTTAATATTGGTCCAATAAATCCTCCAGAAAGTGTAAATATTGTATCTATGCCATTGGCTATTAAAAATTCTATAATATAATCACTGACTTTAATCATTGTATATAATTTCAAAACAAAATTATATAGAATTTATTTATTAAAAAATTCTTTTATTTTTGAACAGACATAGTCTACATCATCTATTGTCATTCCATGATGTGCTCCTAATAAAAACCCTTCAGCCATAATTCTGTCTGAGTTTTCAAAAGCTTCTAGATATTCCCTATAAACTGGATGTCTTGTTACATTTCCCGCAAAACACACACGAGTTTGGATATTATTATCTTCTAAAAAAGTTAACAATTCTAACCGCCTTTTTGTCATAAAAGGTATGGCTAACCAATCACTATTAAATGTGTTTATGGGCAATACTAATTCGTCAAAATCCTTCAAGTTCTCTAAATATCTATTAAATATTGTCTTTCTTTTCTGTCTTATTTCTTCTAATCTAGAAACTTGTACTAATCCGAAAGCTGCATTTACTTCGGATGATTTCATATTATATCCAACAGCCCCGTACAAGAATTTATAATCATACGGAATACCGTCAATATTAAATTCAAACCTCGTTTTTATATCTTCAGAATTATCACCGATTCTACCCCAATCTCTAAACATTGTTGCTCTTTTCAATAATTTTTCATCATTCACCATAAGCATTCCGCCCGAACCACATGCAGTTATTAAATGACTTGAATAAAAACTAGTTATTGATAAATCAGTTTCAGGAGTAGAGGTAATAGTGTCCGCGGAATCTTCAAACAATATTAAATTGGTTCTTTTTCTTATTTCTTTCCAGTCTGGTTTCGAGCCAATCAAATTTGGTAGCAAAATGACTCTCGTTTTATCAGTTATTTTTTTAAATACTTGATCGGGCGTTGGAACATAAGTTCCTATTTCTACATCACAAAAAACTGGGGTTAAGCCACATTGAATTATTGGTGCCAATGTAGTAGCAAAAGTACATGCTGGTGTTATAACTTCGGAACCTGCTTCTAAATTTAGAGAATTCAATCCTAACAATATTGCGGACGATCCACTATTTACAAATAATCCAAATTTTTTACCAAACAATGACGACACTTTTTCTTCAAATTCAATAGTTCGTGGGCCAAAACCGGCCAACCAGCCATCATTTAAACATTCTACAACCGCCTTAACTTCTTCATCGCCGTATGCCTCCTTTTTATTTGGAGCATACCAAACCTTTTTTTTCATCTTATTTTTGTGTTTATATTATAAAAATATATTTTTTTATTATATAAACACAAAAATAAGATGAGACTTTTCATCCTTTCTTCAATTATTGTCATATTGACTGCAATAATAATATTTTCCATTTTTGTTTTGAGTGAAAAAGATGCATTTAAAAAACGGTACGCTTTCTGCATGTTAGGCCAACCACGCGCGATAAAACCAACAATTGACAATCTTTACAAAAATTTAATTGAACCGCTGAATGCTGATGTGTTTTTACTCCTGCAAAAAACACACACTGATATTGATAATGATTTTAATTTATTTGAGAAAAACGTCGTTGAAAAAATATTATATGATCCCCCGGAAAAGATTTCTGACAAATATAAATATTTTGATAAATTTGAAAAAAATTGTAAACACTTAAAAAAAGATGCTATTTTACAACTTTGGTACAATTGTCATTTAACAAATGAACATTTTGGTGACGCTCTTCAAAACAATTATGAATATATTATTTTAACAAGATCTGATTATCTTTATTTATTTCCGTTTCCAGATATATTAGAATTAACCAACAACGAAAGTAAAAATATTTGGGTATTTGATGGACATGAATATAGTGGAGTAAATTCAACATTAATGTGTATTCCATCAATTTACATTAAAAATCTATTAGCATCGTGTTATGATTATCTACAAAATTGGGATGATTTAGAAAGACTGATGCGATCATCCAAGTATTGCGATGATGTTAATCCAGAGTACTTTATGCAACAAATAATGGAGCATAATAATTTTAGACTAGGAAAAATACAAAATAACGCATTTATAACTGGTGTATCTGAAAATGATATAACAACTACTGATTACAAAATTAAATACGATGAAGAACATAGAGTATATTATAAATATAGGGAACAGCTAAATAATACATTCGAAGCATTATCTCAATATGAAAACGGAAAACGATGGACTTTCACAAAAGACGAGGAATTTGACAGAATTGTTTTAGAAACACCTAGTTCTTGACAAAGATCATAATTTTTTCCGCCGCTTCTTTGTGTTTTGTCGAACCTACGTCCTTATTGTACATAGGCTGAGTACTATGTAAGCGAAAGTATTTCTTTGTTATGCTATTCATATCTCCTAACAAATCGTATTGTTCCGTATTATCAGAACCGTATCCCGATAAAATATAACAAAGTCGTCCACTCTTTTCGAGAACATGATGGCACAATTTTATCGTCTCTTCCCAATATCCTTCTAACCATTCATCGTAAGATTTGTACTTATTGGTACTTTGTTCTGTACCTTTATATAATTCTAATCGATAATAAGGAGGGCTGAAAAACACGACATCAAAATGTTCTCGATATTTCTTTCTGAATTGAATAGACTTGGCCAAGTTCTCCGAAGGTTCACAAAAAATAGTTGTCTTTTTGTCTTTATAGACATTTGCGTATTCCTGCGTTTTTTTGCACACATCACTGAGAACATCTGTTCCTACATATTCGACAACTTCCGGGCACTCCAAAAACCCAAAACAATAAGACGACCATCCTAGAGTCGGTGTGAAAATTCGAGTGCCTTTTAATACAGATTTATTCAAAGAATAAACCAAATACGGGTTCATAATGGATGCGCGAAAATAAAAGGACGAGAACACGGAACCGATTCGACCATCTTCAATATACGCCGACGCGCTCGGCGTTAATAATTTGTAGTCTATAATATAATTTAAATACAGGTCTTTGAGAACATCCAAATAAGTGGGCACACCTTCTAAACCCGATTTTGTATCTTGTAATATGCCTTTAAAATGCATATTACGAATGACGTTTTTATAATTCACTGATTGATTGTTATTCATGTGCCTATTTTTCATGGGCGGTATCTGAATCGACAAAAATTCGGGATCAATACGTAGCGACAAATTATAAAATCGCGTTAAATATTCGTTACGTAACTTAATGTTCTCAAAAAGCGTCTTTATTTTGGAAATATCAATGTCTCTCCGAGACATATATTCCTTTAAAGGGACTAAACCGGCCGAGGTTCTTACCGTAGCTTTACGTAAAAATTCACTGAAAGTACCAGGGGCTTTATCGAATATAGTTAAAAATTCACGTAAGGTCATTAATTTCATTTATATATTGTGTGATAAAAAAAACAATATGTACAACCCCGCCCTTTTTATATTTTTAGTAACTTAGAAATCGGCATACCCCCCCTCAAAGTGAGTATCGAACACAGAATCTTTTCCTACAAACTCGAGATCTGGCATACTCGAGTCGTCTGCTTCCTGATTTTGTGAGTCTTCCTCCTTGACCTGTGCCGGTAATTCGTCGGTGAATCGCGCAAACTCAACATGGGACAAATACGTCTCATATGCACTAACCCACCGCCAGGTTCGCTCATCGACTAGCTCAATGCCTTCGCCAATGAAGCCTCTGCCACGTTGTCCTTCATATACATGAATAGCACAATTACAGCAGTATCCGATGAACTGCCCTTGGTAGGAGCCATAATATGCACAATTACTGCATTGTTCTGGACCAGTATCATGTTCATGATTCTCGATCCAGCGGTTAGGAAAAGAGGGATGATAGGAGCCGTCCCAGCCATACTCACGCTTCCCTTCACCCACCGAATCGGACACAACACGGACCTCGTTGTAATTAGAATTTGCAGTCATGGCTACTTTTTTGCATTCCATTAAGAAATAAAAAAGCTTTCAATTTTTATTGGTCCAAGAAGTTTTCCAAATATTGAGACAAACCCGTTCGGCTAAATACTAATTTTTTATCCCCTTTAAATCCCCCAACCAATCATAAATAATTATCTTACTTACTATGCACACATACATTGCTTTATTAAACAATATTCGTTACTTAAAAAATAAATACTAATAGAATACTAACAAAAAAATCCCCATTTTTTGCAGTCATTGGGCCGTTTTTATGTATCTTACTGTAAATGGTAACGTTTTATATCTAAAAAACACCAATATTTTTATGCAGTCAATTCCCCAAAAAGAAATAGGCTAACTTTTGGAAAATGGACATTTATAAATGTCCAAAATGAAAATATACGAATTAAAGTTTTACTGAAAAACGCATTGACTCGAAAATGCTTTAAAATACATAATTATTTTTTTAGTATGAAAGCATAAGAAAAAACGCGAAAAACGCTTATTAGGACAAATTTGTTAGGCAAAATCCTAATATTTCAGTCCCAAAAAATCCCATTTTGGTTTGCAATATTATATTCACTACATAATTAGTAACGCTCTGTTTAAAAACCATATCATTTTGTTACGATGGATTAAAATCCTAATTTTTGCCTAATTTAAAAATCCCCGCTGGTTCCGTGCTAGATAGACATTTATTTTAATTCATGTACGTTACCATAGGTCTTTGATATTATGCGCGGTCAATATAATAAAAACCCTAATATTTGATTACAAGAACGAATCCCCTGCGTCGTTGAGGTTTAGGGATTTTCTCATTAGTCATTATACGAATGGAAAAATCCCCAGAAATCCCCAAAAAATATAACTGTTGTCCATGTGACTATTTCACGAATAACAAAAAAGATTTTATTAAACATAATTCAACCCGTAAACATAATTTACTAACAAATCCGAACGAATTAGTCCCTTCTTCAAAGGAATATCCATGCGCGTGTGGTAAAACATATAAGCATATGTCTAGCCTTTGTAATCATAAGAAAAAATGCACGGGTTCAAATCAAGACGATTTAATAAAAGCAGTTCTATCAGAAAATAATAAATCAATAAACGCGTCGCTCTTATTAGAAATAGTAAAACAAACGAATGAATTCAAATCTTTATTAATTGATCAAAACAACAAAATCAACGAACTAGCGAATCAAAACACTATGATTCAAAACAATATTACAACTCACAATAACAGCTTCAATCTGAATGTATTTTTAAACGAAAAATGTAAAGACGCGCTTAATTTAATGGATTTTGTAAATTCTTTGCAGCTAAAACTAACTGATTTTGAAGAAACAGGTCGTTTAGGGTACGTAGAGGGT